ATTCAATTCCCCTGCATTGGTATTGCGTATTGGTAATACACAGATGAAGATGCCAATTGACTGGCAAGTATTAATTGGTGAGCCTGAAGTTGGCGACCTAGAGATGTTACCATTAACAAGCATAAACGACAGAGGATTTAAAGTTTTTCAATTCAATCCACTAACAAGTTTTAGACCTAGTTACATGGACATTGAAATAGTCGATGTGTACCAGGACGTGACATGGTATGTGCCTAAATTGAAAAATGGACAGATGTTGGCCGTTCCGGTAGAAGACAAAGACGATCCACGGTGTGCGTTCTTTGTGAAGGACATCAGTCGTAACTGTGAAATCGTGGACTACAATAAGGCGTGGTAATATGGAATTTACAAATGGCATATTTAATGTAATAAAAAACAAGTTAGACGATAGTGCAATTTTGGCATTGATTTATACTTGCGGTCATGTTATAATAGCAATGAATGTTGTGTATTGGATGACTGGTGCAAGCATATGGGAGGCCGGACTAGTAGCATTGGTTGAACCTTGCATAAATGGTGTATGGTTTTATATATTACATAGAATATGGACAAAATACAATGAGCGAAAAACTTAGTATAGCAAATGAAATGCGGTGCTTGGATAACAAGGATCGCAACTTCTATGACAGTTTGACCGATGAAGAACGTAAAAAGTATTCAAACTTTCTCATGATACGTTGGAGCAGTGCAGTACAAGGACCTGCAGAACTGCAAGAATACTATTTGGTTGCATGTAACGAAAGACTTAACAAGCATTTCTTTGATATTAACAAGCATCAAAAACTACAATGGTTGTGTGCCACAAGTATTTCGCCAGGTATGGGATCGCATAGACATCAATGGATCTCTCCTAAGAAGAAAGAAAAAGGCAACAACGAAGGCAAAAAAATACTGATGGAACTGTTTCCTGCAATGAAAGCAGATGAGATAGAACTGTTGAGCAAGCTGATGACAAACAAAGAACTAAAGGAACACATGCGTGACAGCGGAGTCGCAGACAAAAAGTGAACTGTATAAATGCAAGTACTGCGAACGTGAGTTTAGAAAAGAAAGCACACTGGCAGTACATCTCTGTGAGCAAAAACGCAGATACCAAGAAGAGAAAGAAGTTGGTGTGCAAATTGGATTGCAAAGTTATCTAAAGTTTTACACCATGACACAAGGCAGTGCAAAACTTAAAACCTATGCTGATTTTGCTACATCACCATACTACAAAGCATTTGTAAAATTTGGCAGACACTGTGTTGGTATAAACGCAATCAACGTGCCCAAGTTTGTCGAATGGGTAATCAAAGAAAACAAGAAACTGGATCACTGGTGCAAAGAAGCAGTGTATGATGAATACTTGCGTCAGTACATTCAAAGAGAAGCACTCACTGACGCATTACAACGTGGCATTGAGTATAGTATAAAGTGGAGTGAAAAAACAGGACATCCTGCACAGGACTTTCTACGTTATGGAAACGATAACAGTGTAGCATTTGCAATAAGTACTGGACGAATATCACCTTGGTTGGTGTTCAACTGTGAATCAGGACAAGCATACTTGGCAGACATGAATGCAGATCAAACAAAAATAGTATGGCCATGGATTGATCCAGACTTTTGGACTAAAAAGTTTAAAGACTATCCAGCAGACCAAGCATACTGTGAAGAAATACTTAAACAAGCCGGATGGTAAGGAGAAACAAATGGGATTAACAAGACCTAAAGCAACACAACTTGAAAAGCCAAAGAAGAAAGATGACCCACATTTTTGGGTAAGTCTAGTAAAAAGTGCAATTAGAATAGTGGCGTGTTACATGTTGTTCATTGGTAGTATTGAAATGGCTGCAGTAACACTTGCTATAGCAGAATTTGCAGGGATCGGCGAAGAAATAGTATGATCTACATAGACTTCCAAGGTGGTGCTCATGGTAATTATCTGGAGTTTGTATGCAATAAGATTCTTGCTAAAATAAAAACCAATGGACCAACACCGTTTAACACATTAGGTTCATCACATTCAAAGAAATATTTGGAACCACAAGTGTTTCAGATGGGACACTACAGTTTTGAGTCCACTCCTATTCCTAATAATAGTAAAGTAATTGCCGTTACTGTAACCAATGATGATCTCTTACCACTACAGTCAATTAGTTTATTACGTGCTGGTGATAGGAACATTGATCCAGATCAACTTGAAATAAACACTTATAACAAATGGAATAATGCCAATTACCAATGGGTACTAGATAACCTCATCAATGGCTTCTTTAAGGATCAGTTGACCAGCAGTTATAATGCAGTAAAAGATGAATCGTGGCCTGATATATCAACAATTGAAGAATTTAAAAAGTTACCACACTGGATACAAGAAGAATGTGTTAATATGCATAATTTAACTTTGTATGAATTAGATAGTATTAGTCCAGACTGCCCGAGGCACGTACTAAGAGAATTTTTTAAAATTGGATTTAAGGATCCTGAAAACGCAGGATTTATCACACAACAAAAGAATATGGTATATGATCCTAGCAATGATGTTAGCATTTTCCCCTACAGTTGTTTCTACAATACTGATCAGTTTATCATAGAACTTGAAAAGCTCGCATCTTGGTTAGGTTACGATTTTGAACCAACCGTTGAATTTAAAGACCTACATAATGGATTTTTGTCTCGACAACCTTATAAACACAGTAAGATATACTGTGATGCTATTCTTGAACGTATTAAAAATAAAGAAGAATTTGACTTTCCTAAACTTAACTTGTTAGAAGAAAGTTACTTGACAGCTCATATAGAATTATGCTATAATATAGAATTATCAAACAACCTACAGTGGTTCAGAAGTACCAGAGAAATATTTAATGCAAAATAAATGGAACGTATATCAACATTGGGATCCACTGAAGGTCTGTGTAGTAGGTAGAAGTTATCCTCCAGAATTTTATTCGTGGATACAAAAGCCTGCAGTGAGATCACTGTTTGAAAAAATTGCAATTGAAACTGAAGAAGATTATCAAAAAATTATTGCCGTGTTGGAAAAATTTAATGTTGAAATACATCGCCCAGAGCTACCAAAGTCTACATTTCATTCAGGACGACACTTTCCGCCACCAATGACACCTAGAGACTATATGGTAATGATAGGCGATACTTTTTACAAAGGATATCAACTAGAAATTAAAAAGTTTTACCAAGCTGTAAAAGCTGAGCAGTGGCCTACTATAGAAACCTTTGATGATTTTTTTAATTTACCGCAATGGATGATAGATGAATGCTATAATGATCATCAACTTCAGGAATACATTGATTTTTACAGTTCCTATGATAAAATATTTGATAAAATTTTGGCAAATGGTAACACAATAAATGATCCGTTGTTGCATTTTACCAATGGAGCTTTTGTAACAAGGTGTGGGAAAGATTTGTATTTTGGAACTGAAACACAAACTAACGATATGAAATTGTATCAGTCTCTAGTAGACTCAAAGTTTCCTGATACACGCAATCATATTATTGATACACAAGGACATTCTGACAGTAGTTTTTGTCCTGTGTGTCCAGGCTTAATTGTAACACTAGAAGATATTTGTGATTATAATAAAACCTTTCCAGGTTGGGAAGTGTTATACTTGCCTGATCAAAGTTGGGAAAAAGTAGAAGCATTTTCAAAACTTAAAGCACAAAACCAAGGCAAATGGTGGATTCCAGGATTTGAATATAACAACGATGTTACAGACTTTGTAGAGCAACACCTTAGTACCTGGGTAGGATATGTAGAAGAAACAGTTTTTGATGTAAACATGTTAATTCTGGATCCAAAAAATGTTATGGTGTTTAATTATAACAAAGAATTATTTGCAACATTTGACCGTTACGGTATTACGCCTCATATTGTAAATTTTAGACATAGATATTTTTGGGACGGTGGAATCCACTGTGTGACGACCGATCTACACAGAGAAGGTAGTATGCAGGATTACTTTCCAGAAAGGATTAAACTATGAGTGCTGACGTTGACATAGACTTTGCTGACAGGCAAACAGTTATTAACTTGATCAAATGTACTCCTGCTAGACAAAATGCAGAAGGCAGGAAGCATAACAGTGGCGTGTATGTGACACCAATACCAGTTGATGCACCAAATGGTTGTGCTAGTATTGACTATGAATATGCTGAACAACGTGGCTATTTTAAACTAGACTTGCTCAATCAAAGTGTATACACACTGATTAAAGACCAACCTCACTATGATGAAATGTTAGCACGAGAAACTGACTGGACTAAACTACAAGACAAACAGTTTTGTGAACGTATAGTACACATCGGTAACTATCATGATCTAATAGTTGCAATGCAACCTGATACTGTGCAACGTATGGCAGCATTTATCAGTATAATACGTCCAGGTAAAGCACACCTACAACGAAAGACGTGGGCGGATGTATTTGAAACTGTTTGGGACGGTGATGACAGTGCTGGTTTTGTATTTAAGAAATCACATGCAGTAAGTTATGCAAAACTGGTTGCACTGCACATTAATCTACTCTACGAACAAGTGTAATACTGCGTCGTTTGATTTTCTTACGTGAAAGTTCTTGTAAGCTCGTAGCAGGTCCTAATATAATATCTAAATCTTTGTTAATAAAAGTTTTAAGGTAAGGCTTAAACTGCTCCCAATCTTGTTTTAAGAATATGTTTATTGGTATACTGCGGTTTGATTCCCACCACCACTGATTTGCAAGCTCTAAGAAGTCACGTTTTTGTACTTCATGAACAATGCCACCAAAGTCGTAAATGGTGGTTATTTGATCATCTCTATTTTGTATTACGCCAACGTACTCATTACTTGCATACGTGCAAAATGTAATAAACGGATATCGTTCTGCAATCTTTTCGAATAGCTCTACGCCCATAAATACCTTGTAATTGGAGTTAAAA